CTTGATAGTCTACGTAAAAATTGAATTTTGTCATTGTTGTTTGGTTTTAATTGTTTATAAAGTTATTTGTTAATTCAAATATAAGTATAATATTATATATAATGCAAATAAAATAAAAAATATATTCAAAAATTATCCAAAAATATTCACTACGTTCAAAAATCGGGAAGGATCGCCTTCAAAAATCGCCTGGTTATCCAAAAATCGGGAAGGTGCAGTTATCCAAAAATACCCACTATCTAAAATTCATAGATACCCTATCAAAATAACCTTTTTGCATATCTAATAAGTGTTTTTCATATTAATATTATATATCATTTGTCCATTTTTTTTTGATTTTTACTTATTTTTAGCCTATCTAATAAACTATTTTTATTTGTGTTATACTTTGTATTAATTAATTTTTTAAGTTGTTTATAACGTCTTATTTTAGCTTAATTAATACCCTTTATTTTACTAATCTGTTTAAATAATTACTTTATTCAATTAGCCTATTTTTAAGCTATCTAATCAATTATTTTACTTTGTTTTTACTCTTGTTACTTGTTAGAATTTCGCTTCCTTAAATTGATCCTATCAAAACAAGTAATATAAAAAAAGGCCCGTAGGCCCTATAAATTGTAATATTATTAATTAAGCAACTACGAAGCCGCTACAATCTTTTTTTGCTTTACCCTTTGCTTTAAGGCCGACAATTACGCCGCTCGGATCATTATACCTTAAGTCCGTCAAGTCTCCGTTTATAACATTATATCCTAAATATTCATTAGGTAAATTATTTGCGAAAACAATAGCAACATTAACGCCGTAACTTAACAAAGTTTTAATTTCAATATCCGTATCCGTTTCCTTTCTAGAATAAGTTACACGATATTTGTCATTTTCGTTATAAGTAGCAAAGTTTCTAGCTTTCTTTTTGTCTTTCGTGTAATCGTAAAATTTCAACGCGCCGAAACTAATAAGGCCTTGACCGGTATACCTTACAAGTAATTTATCGAAATCTAGATCACTAGTCCCGTTTAAACGGATAAAAATATTTTTGTTTTCCTTTACTGCTTTACCGTTTATTTTAGACAAATCAGATAACAATTGCGTAAAGAATAAAGCTGGATCGTCAAAAAAAAGATTTGTTTTGCGTCTTCTTGCTTTTTGTACATTACTAAATTTACCACGTCCAGCACTATTCAAACAAGCTTCGCCGCAACCTTTGGAAGCAAAAGGACAAACAGATTTTCCGCTATCGTTTAAATTTAACGGACTTAAATAAAGTATATAAGTTTCAGCTTCATTTTTGATAGTTTTGGCATTAGTATTTCCGTTACTGATTAAATTTAATTTCATGTTATTTGGTTTTTATGGTTTTTAATTATTTGATAATTTTATTATATCGGTGCAAAAATTAGATAGGTTTTTTATTGCCCAATTTATGGCATCCTGGTAATTATCGAAATATATCCTATCAATTGCAAAGTTTTTATCTTTATTTAAGTATTCTATATAAAATTGATCCATTACCTTATTTTTTTAATCGTTTTATAATGTATTCAGCTGTAAGGCCAACAATTAAAGCAGGTAAAGATATTACAACTGCTATAAATATAATCGCTTGAATGTATTCTATTTGTCCCATGTTTATATATATTTTTTAGTTTTAATTATTTCGTTTATGTTGATCCTATTTTTTACACAATATAATACTGCAGACATATAATCAATAAATAACTGATCCCTTACTATATAATGATTTATTAAATTGTTTTCCATTATCTTAATTGTTTTAATTTAAATTTTGTTAATTGATTAAAAAGTTAGTTTTTAAAATAGATTTATTACAATTGCATTAATAGCAACCAGGATAAATGTAACCGATAACAGTAATAGGATAGATGCCGATAATTTTAATAATTGATTTTTCATGATCTTGTTTTTTAGTTTGGTTTAATTGTTTGGTTTATAATATTATTAATTGTTTAATAGCTTTTTTTGGGTAACTTTCTTTACTGTCCCTTTGTTGCTATGCATCAAATATAATAAGCTTTACCTTATTATTTGTCATATTAATGTCATAAAGTATTAAGCATCTATTAATATTATAGCATAAATAAAGATCATTAGACCATTAGCGTTAAGGTAGTATTTAGCATTCTGGAGGGCACGTGCCAGGTTAGTGGTAAAATATTGCATAATCATTGAAATAGTGCTGTAGAATAGAGTATATAGCGTATAAAGATAGAAAAAATCTTTAGCGAAAAGAAAAACCCAACCGCCCGTTGGCACTACTATACAACCCACTACAATTTACAACAGTATCAAATATAGCTTATACAGTATAATAAAAAAATAGGTAGGGGATATTTAATAAGGAATTATTAAAAAAGATAGGAAAGGATTATAGAAAATTATTGCTAGGAAAAAAATAGCTTGGAAAGAACTTGCAAAAGAATAGAGTTTGCAAAAAGGGAACTAAGATTCCGCTGACGCTTCGAGATGAATCTCGACGATAGATGTTTTATGATTATTGATGTAAGTAGCAAAGAAAAAAGAAAAGAAAGAAAAACCTCCCTAAAAAGAAAGAAAAGAAAATCTTTGCTGTTATTGTAGATACTAAGCGTAATCAATAACTATTTTGTTCGATCCAAACACCTAAGAGATGTAAGTTTAGCTTTTCAACTGCTCAAGCCTTGCAGTAATAATAAAGTCTAAGATATGTATTTATAACCGTAAAAACAAATAAACTTATCTACACTATAACCTAATCAAAAACCGTTTATACTAAATCAAAAACCGTCTAGTATATTATTTATCTACAAACCTTGATTATGAGAAAATATTTACTTACATTGCAAAACAATAGATGTATTATGGCAATCAACTTTACTAGAGACGCTACAAGCAAAAGTGTTAAAATTACTGAAACAGGTAAGCCTAATATTTATTTGATGGGGTATTTTTATGGAGTAATGACTAATAATGATGCTGGAACTCATATTAACGTGAGGGATGGTGATTATAACATTACTTTTGCCGTAGCAGATATTGGTACTATTAATGGAACTGCTGGGCCTTGGACATTGGCTGATGCACTTCATGAATTAGAACAGCACGTATTTAAATTGTAATTATGCTTGATGATATCAAGGCTTTAAGTAAATACGATAGAACTAGATTAATCCCAATGAAACCAGAGCTTATGAGCCTGGAAGACATAAATGCAAAGATTGATTTAATTGAAGGTATTACCGAAGATCCTACAGTAGTTACAATGGGTTCTGCTTTAGAGCTTGTTGGGATGACTAAGAGTAAGTGGGCATCGTTAGAGAGTATCTGTAAAAGACGTGAGTTAGATTACGAAGTAGAAAGAATAGAATATATTAAACAACGATTTGAGAATAGGATTTTTGAATCAGCGTTTAAAAACCAAGCAAATGCGACCATGGCAATATTTGCCTTAAAAAACCATTACGGTTGGTCGGATAAACAAAATGTAGAAATACAAGCCACACAAACCACAAAAGTAGACGTATCTGACATGGATGAAGAGTTGAAACGTCAATTAGCCGAAAGGTACTTAACTGGAAGTGTACTAGATGATAAAAGATAAACCATTAAAAATAGATAGTGCTTTATTAGAATCAGCAGCTATAGACTTAGCTCGTAAAGATTTTTCGTTCTTTGTAAGATTTATTAAAAAGGATTTTGATGCGACTTGGTTTCATAACCATATTATGGGATCGCTAATGACGCTGTATACTGATGACGATAGTAAGAAGCTAATGATTTCTATGCCACCTCAACATGGTAAGTCTACACTAGCCACTCAATTGTATCCAGCCTACCTGCTAGGAGTAAACCCTAATCTGAAAATTGTTATCGCATCTTATACAGCTGATTTAGCGTCAAGATTCAATAGGGAAGTTCAGAAGATTATTGATAGTGTAGAATATAGAAAAGTATTCCCTAATACTAAAATAGCTAAACCTAGAAGTGGTGAGGCCATTAGGAATAATGATATGTTTGAGGTTATTAACAATGCTGGGTATTTAAAGTCCGTAGGTACTGGTGGATCGTTAACAGGATTTAGTGTTGATGTTTTGATATGTGATGATTTAATTAAAGACTATAGTGAGGCTAAATCATTAAATGTTAGAGAAACAGTTTGGGATTGGTATACATCAGTTGCAGAAAGTAGACTTCAAAATAACGGTAAACAACTATTAATTGCTACAAGATGGGATAATGATGATCCACTCGGAAGAGCAAGTAAAAGAGATAATGATTGGAATACAATAACATTACCAGCATTAAGGGAATCTTTAGATGATGGAAGGTATTATGATAAAAGAGAGGTTGGGGAAGCATTATGGGAAGATAGACAGTCAGCAGATAGGCTTATAAGGATTAAGGAATCATCCCCAATTATCTTCAACTCTCTTTATCAACAAGACCCTAGACCTGCTACAGAAAGTT